CGAGCCTGCCAAGAGGCGGAAGTCATTCCCGAACCCCAGTTCTTCAGTTGGGCGGATCTATAAGGACGTGACACATGAAGTTCAGTCGACGCCTGATAGGCGAAATCGCCGATGTCACTGGCATTGGTTGTCTGGTAGGCGCCGGTTGGGCGTTCAACACGATTCTTGGTCTGGCGCTCGCTGGCGTAGGGCTTATCGTCATTAGCGCTGTGGTGGTGGACAAGTGAGCCTTGCCCGTAGAGCCGGTAAGGCCATTCGAGAGACCCGCTTTTATGCGCCCTCTGGCGCCGGTGATCCGTGGTCCATTCCCAGTAACGGCAGTCTCGCCGCTTACACGTCCGCTGGCGTCCCTGTCAACGACGAAACAGCGATGCAGCTACTTGCCGTGTCTGCCTGCGTTCGTCTGCTGTCTGATGCTGTCAGCGGTCTGCCCTTCGATTCCGTCAAGGCGGATGGTGAGCTGCGGAAGACCGTCGAGCCACCACCTGTCATCATCGCTGACCCGTTCGGCGGAGGTGCTACGCCCGGTCTGCCTACGCGTCGCCAAGGCTTCGTTCAGATGATGGTTTCGCTGCTGCTGCGCGGGAACGCCTATTGTCTGGTGCTGTCTAAGGACAGTTACGGGCGCCCCACACGGCTGATGGTGGTTCACCCCGATCGTGTGGACTGTGAGTTTGACGGGAGCGGTCGCCGGAAATACGCGATTGACCGTAAGCCCGTGCCCGACGCTGGCGACATTGTCCACATCATGGGAATGGGCTTCCCGGAGTCTCCCACGGGCCTAAGCGTCATCAGCTACGCACGACAGGCCATCGGCCTAGGCCTTGCCGCTGAAGAGTTCGGCGCACGGTTCTTCGGTGAGGGCGCCCACATGACTGGCGTGGTCGAGATCGAGGCGGACCTAGACAAAGACCGCGCTCGCACCATCAAGGAGAATTTCTCTGCCTCGCATAGCGGGCTGAAGAACTCCCACACGGTCGGTGTGCTCACCGGTGGCGCCAAGTGGAAGCCAATCAGCGTCACGCCCGAAGACGCGCAGTTCCTCGGCACGCGCGCTGCGCAGAATCTCGATATTGCCATGCTGTTCGGCATCCCGCCACACATGCTGGGGCAGGTCGACAAGACAACCTCTTGGGGCACGGGCATTGAGCAGATGGGCCTAGGGTTCCTCGCCTACTCGCTGTCCGCGTGGCTGGGCCGTTTCGAAGACGCCTGGTCGACCATGCTGCCCCGCCCGCAAAGCGCCCGTTTCAATGCTGACGCACTTCTGCGCACTGATACAGCGGGTCGGTATGCGGTTTACTCCGCTGCCCGTTCGGCCGGAATCCTCACCACCAACGAAATACGCGCTCTTGAGAATTACGCGCCGGTTGATGGTGGCGACGATATCGCGGCGCCGCTGAATTCATCCGCACCGAAGCTGACCAAAGACAACGGCGCTTCGCCGAGTGCACAGAAAGCCGACGCGTTGGGAGCTGTTCTCTGATGACCGATTTTTCAAGCCGTGACTCACGGCGCAATGTCCGCGAGGATCGCAGGCGCCCGTTCGAGGGTATGGAGCTGCGGGAGCAGTCCAACGGCACGTTGCGCTTTACGGGCTATGCGTCTGTGACTGAGACCCCGTATGACATGCAGGACTTCCTAGGTGACTACACAGAGGTTGTCCGGCGCGGGGCGTTCAGTAAGACGTTGGCCGAGGGCGCTGATGTCCCGTTCAAGTTGAACCATGACGGCATGACGCTCGCTCGCACGAAGAGCGGCACCATGCGACTGTCGGAAGACTCCACGGGCCTGCACGTCGAGGCGGACCTAGACCCGGGCAACGGGCAGGTGCGGGACATTCGTTCAGCGATGGACCGGGGCGACCTTGACGAGATGAGTTTCGCTTTTCGCGTGACTCGTCAGGAGTGGTCCCCCGACTGGACTCAGCGCGACATCACCGAAGTGAACCTCAACAAGGGTGACGTCAGCATCGTGAACTACGGGGCCAACCCGCACACTCAGGGGCTTACCTCGCTGCGTAGTGCGCTGACTGACGGCACGATCACACGTGACCAACTCGAAGCGCTCCTGCGGTCCGTCAGTGACTCCCCTGCCCCGCCTGAGCCTGTGATCGCCCCTGCGGATCTCTCGCTGTACGAAGCGCGCTTGCGCGCCCTGAATCTCTAACTCTCGCGTCGGTCACCTACGGATATCCGTATGTGCCTTCGCTGCCCGCCCGGTTTACGCCGGAGCCTACGCCGGACCCCGCGCAACAAGGGGCACCACCTAGGCCACCACCTAACGCAAGTGGTGGGCGATTCCCAAAGAATCGAACCTAGGAAAGGTCCCAAATGCCTACGCACAAGCGTGCACTTATTGCCGGTCTGGTCGCTCAGCGCTCTGAGGAGCGTGCGAAGCTAGATGTTCTTCTGGGCGAGGCTCGCTCCGCTGAGGGCGGTATGACCGACGAGCAGCGCGCCGAGTTTGACAAGGGCGAAGCCGAGATTCGTTCGCTCGACGAGCGGGTTTCCGAGCTAGACGCGCAGGTTCGCGCCGACGACGCTGCGGCGGACATGGCCAAGCGCTATGCGCCGAAGGCTTCGGGTGTCACTGTCACTTCCGAGCCTGAGATCTACCGTTCCGGGCTGAACGGCCAGTCGTACTTCCGTGACATGTGGAATGCGCGCCAGAACGGCGACGCTTCCGCCATGGACCGACTTCAGCGCAACAACCGGGGCCGTGCGGCTGAACAGCGTGCGCTGACCACGGTTAACGGCGCCGGTGGCGAGTTCGTTCCGCCCCTGTGGCTAGAGAAGGAGTTCGTTCGCCTGGCGCGCGCGGGCCGTATTACCGGCAACCTGGTCCCGACCAGCGCGCTCCCTGCGGGCACTGACTCGATCAACGTGCCCAAGGTGAACACCGGCACCGCTGTCGCCGTTCAGGCCACGCAGAACTCTGCGGTTCAGCAGACCGACCTGACCACTACGTCGATTTCGTCCACCGTGACGACCATTGCCGGTGGCCAGACTGTGAGCCTTCAGCTCCTAGAGCAGTCGCCGCTGAACGTGGATGACGTCATCCTTGCTGACCTTGCTGCGGCGTATGCCACTCAGTACAACACCCTGATTCTGAGCGGTTCCGGTTCCGGCGGTAACCCGACCGGAATTCTGACGCTGTCGGGCACCAACGCGATCACCTACACGCAGGCCTCCCCGACTGTCGCGCTTCTGTACTCGCAGATCGCCAACGCGATTCAGACCGTGCACACGAACCGGTTCCTTCCGCCGGACACGATCATCATGCACCCGCGCCGGTGGGCTTACCTGCTTGCAGCGTCTGACACCACGGGTCGCCCGCTGGTCACGCCTTCGGCCAACTCGCCGATGAACGCCGTTGGTAACCAGGGCGAGGTGGCCGCGCAGGGCTACGTCGGCACGATTCAGGGTCTCCCTGTGTTCGTTGATGCCATCATCCCCACCACGGTGGGTGGCACGCAGGACCAGATCATCGTGGCTCGCATGGCGGACCTGATGGCGTGGGAGGGCAGCGTCAAGGCGGAGGCCTTCCCGCAGACCTACGCGAACCAGCTCAGCGTGTTCGTGCGGCTGTACAACTACATGTCGTTCCAGCCTGCCAGGTACCCGAAGAGCATTTCGGTTATCTCCGGAACGGGCCTAGTCGCCCCGACTTTCTAAGTCTGGCCTAGTGGTGGGGGTCACCTACGGATATCCGTATGTGGCCCCCGCTCCCCTACCTGAGAGGAACGCATGAATCCCATCAATTACGCCAACGGCCTTGTGGTCGAGCTTGGCTTTGCGCAGCAGGACAAGGACAAGGCGCATGAAGCGGCCGTTCGCGAACAACTCGCGTTGGTGTCCGCTGAGCTAGACAAGGTCAACCCGGAACCCCTCAGCGAAGCCACTCGCGCGCTGCTAGCGGAGGCTAAGTCCCTCGTGGCCGATGCGCTGGCCAACAAGCCCAAGCGGGCCGCTAAGCCTGCCGCTGACCCTACGGAGTAGTGACCCATGCCGCTGATCTACTTTGCCGGGCAGGATGTAGCGCTTTCGGCGACCCCGCTCGATGACAGCGGCAACCCCGTGCAGGGCGCTGTGAGCGTCTCTGTGGCCATCACAGACCCGTCCGGGGGGATTACCCACCCCACCCCGTCAGGGCCCGTTAGCGGGGCGTACACGGCCGTCGTGCCGTCTGTCAGCGTTAGCGGCGTCTGGCTTGCTCGCTGGACTGCTACCGGCACGGGCGTGGCCTGGTCGTCTGAGACTCAGTTTCAGGTGCGCCCCCTCGGCGTCGAACAGCTCGTCGACCTGCCCAGCGTCAAGGCCCATCTGAACATCAACCCTGCGGACACGCGCCAGGATGACGAGCTACAGGGCTTCATTCTCGCTGCGGCTGAGATAGCCCGGAACCATTGCGGCCCGTTCATCCCGGAATCCCACACGGAGTATTTCGACGGCGGGGTTTCACAGATCGTGCCAGCGTTCACGCCTGTTTCGAGCGTGCTGAGCATCACGGAGTACTACGGGCTTTCAGCCTTTCCGCTGACTGAGCAAGCCCTAGGCGGGCAAACCAACGCGTTTGCCTTCACCGTGGACACCAACACGGGGCAGATAACCCGCCGCACGTTCGGGGGCGAGGCTGCAACGTTCGCTTTCGGCGCGAAGAACATCAAAGTCGTGTACACAGCGGGCCGCGCGGGACAAGTCCCGTGGACTGTTCGCCTAGGCGTGCTTGAGCTGATCCGGCATCTGTGGCAGATGACTCAGCAAGGCGGAGGGCGGCCGAAGTTCAACTCTGGCGCCTACGACGGTGGCGAAGCCGTTGTTCACACGGGCTTTGCCATTCCCTCGCGCGTCCTCGAACTCTGGCAGGCCTATTACCGGGGGCCGGGTATCGCATGAGCATCCCTTCCAGCACAGCGCCAGCGGTCCGACAGTGGCTTTTTGACCAGTGCACCGCTGGGCTTGCGCCCGACCCTGACAACGTCCGCGCGTCGTTGCTCGTCTGCTTTGACCAACCGGGGCCGAACGAGCCTGATGACATTGTGGCTATCGGCCAGGTGCGCAGGCATCTGAAAGTCGCCTCGATGATCGGCGGGGGTGGCGCCGGTTGGCTCGACGAGTCGTATTCCGTCGCTGTTGTCATCGACGTATTCCGGGGCAGCGATGACGGGCAGGTCGCCTACTCGCGCGCCATGGACCTGGCCAACGCCGTAATTGCCATCGTGCGAACGGACATCACGTTGGGCGGTCACGTCATCAAGAGTGCCCCTACCGGCGATTCCGCCGAGGTTGAGTGGGACAGCGAGCACGGCGGCAAGCGTGCCTGCATAACTGTCGAAATCGAATGCGTCACGAGGATCTAATGCCTGACTTCACATACAGCGGCGATGACGTCCGCTATTACCCGTCGCTTGCGCTGGAAGTCCATCCCGGTGACCGCGTGACGCTCGATGCTGCCCCGGAGGACGGCCGTTTCGTACCTGCCGATGGCGCCCCCACTCCCCTGCCTGTCTCTGACAGCGCTCCCGATCCTGCGCCAGTCGCTGACTCTGCGCCCACTGACACCCCGGAGGTAGGCAACTAATGCCCAAGGCAACAGCTCTCTCGTTCCTCGGTATTGCCAAGGAAGTTACGCCCGGCACGCCGGTTGCGTCGTCGCAGTACATCCCGGTTACGACCATTACGCCGAAGGACAATCAGCAGCTACTCGACGATAAGGGCTATCGCGGCTCGCTCGTCGACGTCTACGACCAGGTGGCGGGAGTCCTAAGCGGCTCGCTGGACTTTGACGGGGACGTTTTCCCGGACACGATCGGTTTCCCGCTGGCTGGTGTGCTCGGCGATGTCGTCACGTCCGGCGCGTCTGCCCCGTTCACTCACACTTTCTCTGTGCTGAACACGGGTTCGGGCCAGCCCAAGACTTACACCCTCAATGACAACTATGTTGCGGGCAACAGGCAATACGCCAGCGCCAAGTTTTCTGAGGTTGGCTTCAAGTTCACGGCCGATGGCCTGCTGACGTACAGCGCTAAGACCACGACGTTCGGGTCTGTCCCCGTTGTGGCCCCGACCACGTCCTTTACTGCCATTCCGCCGCTGGTCGGCTGGACTGGTGTCGTGCAGATTGCGGCCGTTACACAGGCTGGCGTGCTCGATGGCGAAGTGACCATTAAGCGCCCGGTCACCGTGATTAACCCGGTCGATGGTACGCAGGCCCCTTCCACGCTGTGGAGTGGTCCCGTTCAGGTCGACGGTAAGGCCACGCTCATCATGGAAGATGACACGGCGCTTACGCAGTACCTCACCACGGTAAAGCCTGCGATTGACTTCAATTTCTCGTCTGGCACTGGCGCTACTGCCGTTCAGCTCAAGCTACACATGAGCAAGTGCAGCATTTCGGCCGCTGATATCACGCGCGGCAAGGACTACATCGAGGTCCCGATTACGTGGACTGCGCTTGCCAACACCACCGACATTGGCGCGTCGGGCGGGTATTCGCCTATCAAGGTGACCGTTCAGAACGCCGTGACCTCCGGGACGTACAACTGATGATCCACCTGACTCTCCCTTCCGGCGCTACCGCTGACCTCCGCGAAGTTGCCGACGTTACCGAGCGCCAGCGCAGGCCCATTAAGCGCATTCAGACCAAGCTAGCGGGTCTCCCCGCGTTCACTTCGGCCGTTGCTGAGGCGCAGGCGCAGGGCGACGGCATCGACCTAACCCCAGAGCAGCAGCTACGCATTGCGGCGGGCATGGGCGAAGCCTTTGACCTCCTCGAAGAGCTAAACGACGCGCTTGTTGCTGCGCTCGTCGCCGGTTGGTCCTATGGCTTCCCCGTGTCGGCGGATGCCGTGCAGGATCTTGCGGGGCGTGATCTTGACGCGCTGCGTAAGGCTGTCTCGCCGTACCTCGGCCAGCTAAACCCTGACTTCGAGCCGAACCCTGATCCTGCGTCCCCTTCCGTGGCCTCCGTCGCCTAACGGAGGCCCTTTCCCACAGCGGGGCAGGGAGCAACTACACAGCGGACGAAATTCCTTCGGAAGAGTATCGGGTGTGGCGACTGTGCACGCTGCTGCGCTGTCGCCCATCCGAACTCAGCGGGGAATCCGCCGTGACCCTGGATTGGCTGCTAGCCGTAGACGACGCCGTTGGCAAGGCTCGCAAGATAG